ACCGATAGGCTTAAGGGGATCAATCAGTTTAAAGTACTGGTCAATGACTTCACCAAAATTAGTAGCGTCAACGCGATAGTTGTTATTTTCTAAATCAGCGAGAGTTTTTCTTGCCCAGGCAACAGCTTCTGTTTTAATCTTAAAAGACTTAGTCAGTCGCTTTTTGTCGTAACGAATAAATGCTCTAAAATTATTCCGAGCTTTATTTTTTTGGATGTTGTAAGAACTGTTCATTATTGATTCCTTTTGTGTGTCATTTTGTGTGTCAAACAAAAAGTTGCTTATTTCAACTGATAGTTGAGTATAGTAGAAAATACAAGAAAATCAACCTCTTGTAGCACAAAAGGAAAATAAAGAAAAGTTGACAAAAGTTGAGAATATTTGTTTTAAGTTGTTGAAATATAAGGATTTTTTATTGAAGGAAGGCGACTCATAATCGATTGGTCGTAGGTTCAAGTCCTACTGGGCCCACCACTTAACCTGTTGATTTAATTATATAAAATGAGAAAAAATAAAATTAATTAAATTATTTTTACTTTTTGTGTGTCAAGTTGTGTGTCAACTGTAAAAACCACCCATTATTTGAAACAGTTTTTATATAACTTTAAGTTTGCACAACTATCAGTTATAATCTTCAACTTAACAGTGATTTATTCCACTTGCCACTATAGAGCTAAAAGGAGAAATGCTATGCCGTACTATCGAGTCACACACCCAGATGGGGGAACCGAAATCATGGGCAACCCTACCCCAAAGGAAGAGCGAGAAGATTTTAAAAGGTGGACCGGCGTTAAAAGGTTTCCCGCGATTGATCATCGTCTGAAGAAGAAAGCAAAGCCGGAGACAAAACAGCCAAAATAGCCGCGGGTAATAAAGCTCCAGATTCGAAGGCTCTCTTTAACCCAGGGTAGCCTTCGTCGGCTAAAATTCTATTTCGTTCCATGATATCTGGCCTTACGGCATCACCCGTTCTTTCAGCCCTATCAATATCTCGGGCCAGGTTAGCTCGAGCTTTTTGTCGCAGTGCGGGTTCTATCGATTTAAAGAAAGCTTCATTGCGTTCTGCATTTTCAAAGAATTTCTCAGTGGCTTTTCGTGATCCCTCACCGGCCGCCCAGGCCTTTTCGTAATCTTCGTATCCAGTTTGGATTTTGACTCTTTTAACATCACCGCCTGTCACGTTATTAATTCGTAACGCCAAACCGTTTTTCTTCAAATCTTGTCCTAGACTCGTTCCGGTTCTATTGAAGTCACTTTCTTCCCAAGCCGCAGTCACTTCTTTCCACTTCATCTCTCCGCTGTCATTTTTTGCTTTAAGTTCTACAGCGAGTTTGTGACCTTTGCTGTTCGGATTTTTTGATTCACGAATCATGTGCAAATAGCTGTCCGATATAAAGTTAATCCCTTTGCCTGTATCAACAGCAAAGAAGCCTTCCTCTTCGGCTAGTTTTGAAATATCTCTCATCATTGCTTCATTTGGCGATTCGTTTAAAGGCACATTAATACCTGTTCGCTCACCAGCTTTTGTTTGAGAATTAGGTATTATCTTATGCCAGGCTCCGGCATTTTGGACATCAACATAGGCTCGAGAGCTTTCAGCCACATCGAGTAATACGCCGTCGCTAACATTGATAACGCCATCTTTTTGTTGGACCAGGGGTCTTGCAACCCGACCAGGGTTAATTTCAAGAACACCTGTACCTTCTGGTGTATAAGCTCCAACCATACTTCCTGTTGGCTCGGCAAGCATTCCACCTTCGGAATAAATTGAGTCTTGCCCTTTAGTATTTTCCCAGGTTGCCGCATCGTCAAAAGCTTGTCGTTCATCAAACGGTGCATCGATTAGCGCGGGGAATTGCCCTGTGCCCGCTCCTGGCGTTTGCTCATAGGTTCCAGCCGCTTGGTACTTTTCGCTGTAGTCACCATAGCCCAAACTGGAATCATCTGGACTTACCTCACCGGCTTTAATCCTAGCACCCGTCCAGGCAGCAGCCTGAGTGTTTAACGCATCCCAATCATCAAACCCGCCCGCTTTTTGCTTATTAAGCTGTTCGGCAATAAGGGCCATTTGCTCATCTAAAAAGGCGTGCTCAGTGTCACTAAAACCTCGATCAAATGGTTTGCCTGGTTTGTCACCTGGATAGCCGAAAGACCTTCCTTGCCATATATCATGCACGGGGCTTTTAGCCATCGCTGGATTCCAGGTTACCGATAGATTCTGAGCGTAGGGGGTGCGCTTATTTCCAAAAAAAGGACTTCCACCGTCCAAGCTCTCCTCAATCAGAGCACTTTGGTTGTTCGGAAATCGGCCTGTGTCTACCGGCAATCCGGCTGCACGCTGGTTAATCCCTTTAACTGCATGGCCTAAATTAGGATCAACCGCTGTACCTTGTGAGGTTATACCCTCAACATTTGCAACTTGTTGGGATCGCCCAGGAGGTGCGACACGGTCAGTGAACTCAGAGCCTTTGGTGTACCAATCTCTGGACTGCAGCCCCGCCATCACATCCTTTATGTAGCGTTTTCGCATTGCCGCTAATTTTTGCGGGCTATCGATTCCAGGGGGAGCACCAACATATTGTCCGGTTGTGCCGACACGTTTTTTAGCTCGAGTGGGTCTAGCGGTTACATCAGCGTTTTGCACGCCATCATCTAACCCAGCTTTTACTACAGTTTTTTTACCTGGGATGCCAATCATTGACAGCAGCCCTAAACCGCCCTCTACGTGATTTGTCCCTGGTTCACCAATGGCATTAATTAATGTCGGCCTCAAAGTTTTGTTGTAAGTGTTAGCGATAAAACTAGCAGCATCAGCAATTGAAACGCCGTTCTCTCTCAACTTGTTACCTATACCTCTATAGTTTGCTATAAAACTAGCTGTTTCACCTATCGCGGCTGAAATCTTTTTAGCATCACCTTCTAGCGGTGGCCGGTTGATTAAGTCGCCGCCTTGGTAATCCTCACCGGTCATAGCTTTTTGACCAAAACGATGGCCTTCATTAATCATGCCGGCTACCGTATCGTAAGCCAAAGACTCCATCGTATTCGCAATAGGAGCTTCTGCCACAGGAGCATTTCGACGTTTTCTTCGCTCTTCTTCAAGCCTTGCCATATTATGTAAAAACATTTTAGTCCTCTAACATCCCTGGTGCTGGTGCTGGATCCGTTAATGTGGTGTCCTCGAGCATTCCCTTTTCGATACTGATATTTTCGGGTATACCAGCGGCATCCTCAATGGCTTGTGCGTCTTCCAGTGCTTTGTCATAGCCATAAGGGTCAGGATTTTGGGCCGGTGGTTTAAAAGTTGGTAAGTCTGGTATGCCTACATCGTTTAAGCCAGGGCCCGATTTTAATTGGCCTAATGAAGGGTTAGCGATACCCGCTTGTGCTCCAATATTTTGAATTTGCTTTGTAGCATCAGGGGCCGATGCGTTGGCTATTTCAGTGCCGCCATAACCAGCACCTACATTTACCGAGCCTCGATCCTCTCCTAAAAAGTCTATTGCATCGCCCACGGGTCCAGGCAGCGCATCGGACACCGCGTCAGAAAATCGCTCCGCGCCTGTGCCCATTGTTGATTTGAAATCATCCGCAAAGCTTGACATTGTCTCCACCGCTCCAGCGATGGTTGCTAAAATTCCAGCCATTATTCATCATCCTCTAAGGCACCGCGTAGCTCGGGCCTGGTAATACCCACCGCATCCATTACAGCGTTATAAATGTTAGGTACGCCATTTGCTGTGGCAATCCTGGCACCATCGTTTAACCATTTCCTGGTTGAGAGCTCCGTGGTGTCGAACACTTTTGGTTGAGAGCGTAACCACTTCGACATCCATTCAGAATTTAAGCCCTTTGAGGCCATCCAGGGAATTGCGACTGTGGATACAAAAACACCAAGACCCATCATGGGCTCACCGGACAATGTCAAGACCCCGCTAGTTCCTAGACCTGTAACGCCCTGCCCGACCGCTGAAGCCGTTGCCGTGTTTGAGCGATTAACAAATTGCTCAACGCCTTGCACGCCCTCGGCAAAAACTCGCATATCTTCAACGATCTCAGATGCGTCAGAACCAAGCAACATATCTCGACTCGCTTTTGGCATTGATCGGTTTAGATCATCGGTTTGATTGATAATCCGGCTAGGCGACACTCTATCTTGAGCGGCATTTTGTGCCCCGCTGGTAGACATTCCAAATCGGTTATAAAACGCTGATCCAGTTTCTCGCAGAGCACCCTCGTCGAGCACCCCCGAGTTTACAAAGGCACTAAGTTTTTCGGGATCTTGCGATAGTTTAGTCACTGAGTTGTAGGCATCCATGCTGGTAGCCCATTGACCGTTTCGCATCATGGTCGGCTCTATAAAATCGCTAATTATTTGCCGACCGGCTCTGTAGTGATCGTTTGCCTTCCTGGCTAGATCGCCAGCCACCGGATTGATTTGAGCAGCCCCAGCAAACATATCATCGCTTAAAGCCCCATATAGCTCATTAAGCTCCTTTGAAGTTAAATCACCAATGGTGTCTCGGTCCTTAATCTTTGAGCCTATTAGAGTTCGCAACCGAGCTAATGTTTCATAGCCGTAATCTGCTGATCTTTTTTCGTAAAGACTTTTTATTAAAGGAGCCGTTAATAGCTTTGCTATTTCGGGATCATCAACAAATCGCTCAACATTTGATTCTAGAAAGGTATTAAAATTAGCACCTTGAATCCTGGCACCCTTTCCAACAAACGTGCCCAGTTCCTCATAAAGCAGTTCTGAAGTATCAATAAAATTAGCCTGGTATTTTTGCGCTTGCTCAAGCATATTTTTACCGGCAACCTCCGGCGTAGATCGAACACCTCTTCCTAAATCATCGTATCGGCCAGTAAGCTTACCGTGGAAAGTGTCGAGCACATCGGCCACCCCTTCCATCATTTTGTTTGCTTGCTTTTCCCAGGAGCCCATCGCTGTATAGATTTTCTGCGAGGTTGCATCCAGGGCACCGAGCATTCGATTTCCAATCACACCAACGGTCGGTTCAATGTCGTATTTCCTCGCAACTTCCGCTATCCGCTTATTGCTGTTAGACATCAAATTATGCAGAGCCGGATTAATTAGGTTTCGAGTAAAACCAAGGGCTCTTTCCCAGGGGATCGTATTCATACCAAACTCAATCGCTGTATCTGCTGCGTATTGACCTATATCCCTGTTATCCATTTTGCCAAGCTGCTGCATACCTACGTCATAAAGAACGCCGGATGCCGTGGCCCCTGCAGCCGCGGGTACTGTAGCCAATAGACCAGTAGGCGACGATCCTATACCAGCCAAAACGCCGCCCGTTATTTCAGCGGCCGTTCTCCCGTATTCTGCGACATCACCCGCATCAAACCCTTTCGGGTTATAAAGCGTTGGGGCTTGGTTTTCTCGATCATAAAATAAATAGTTATCTTCCCCGTAAGGAATAGCTTCTGGATACCGTTGCCTCATACTTGCCAGTTTATCCTCGGGCCCTCTTGAACTGCCAACAACCGCTCGGGTTACCAGGTCGGCACCCTCATCAGACACGCGGCCTTGTTGTACATTCTGTAAGGCGTTAGGGCTTTGAGCCAGTATGGCAGATAGTTTTTGAGCAGCCTCGTTGTCACCCGCCGCCCTGGCGTTATCAATGGCACCTAGTATTTGTTGAAGAGAGTATTGGCTCATTAGTCTGGTGTCCCGTATTGGCCCATTAGGCTATTTTCTTCACTGTCATCGTCAATCACAATTGTCCCGTCTGTAGGGTTTGGGTTGCCAGGGCCCATAGGTGTGAAACCTGTTCTTGGGTCTTTTATTCCACCTCCGAGTAAATTTTGAACTGCCGCGTCATCCTTGAAAGTTTGGTATGCTCGTATTCTGTTATCTGCACCGGCATATCGATCATTAGCATAAATGACCCAGTCTGCAATTAATTCATCTAACAACGCATCAAGCTGTGGCCTAGCCTCTTCTCCTAACCTTTTACCGGTTCTTATCTCTTCTATAAGATTTGTAATTCGGTCATATGCTCCCGATGCGCTGGATGCAATTGCAAATTCGCTTTCTCTTACTACACTCCCTGGATCAAGAGCTTTCATAAATCCTGTAATTGCTGCTACATCACCTATACCGGTCCCCGCTCGAAGACCGCGTTTTGCTTGGGCATAACCTCTAAACGCCTCAGTGATAGGTCTTGAAGCCGCTTGATATCTCGTTGCAATGTCTTTAACGTCAGAAAATTCTTCTTTGTCAACAACTCGATTAAGCCAATTAACTGCCGTACCTTTTGAAAGTCTGAGACTTTGACTTAACGTATTGTAAGCTTCTGGCGTTTTTTGGTTATAAAGGTCTATTTGATTAGTTGCTGTTGCATAATCAAAGAGTTCTTTTTCACCAGAGCTTAACGGAGCGTTTAACTCACGGACGTTTTTGGAATCGGTAATATCTGCCGTTCTCAAATCTCGAGCATATTTGATGCGCTGCATTCGGTTTTGAACAAGCTTATCGTACAGAGCACTTTGAAACTGTTCATGGGCATCAAATGCCGCTCGATATTTGGCATCACGCTGCGCGGAAGGGTCATACTTCGTTGTATCTTCCCCGCTCAACCAAAAGATCGGAGACATGAACAATCGTCCTGTGTCTGCCAGGGTGTCGCCTATCTTGAACAAAGTCGAATTTTGCTGTTCCTGGTAAAGCTTTTTTCGCGCTGCTTGGCGAAGTTGCTCACGCTGGGCCAGGCGTTCACTCATACGTCGAGATGGTGCCACAAAGGTTCTTTGCCCTTGTTCTGTTTTCTCACCCTCGATAAATCCAGACTGAACCAGGTAACCCGCTTCGGCTTCATTGTTTGCGGTAATTAACGGCAGATTGTTATATTCAACCGTGTAGTTAATATCCGATGTCTCATCAAGTTGAGTCTCTGGATCGTCCAGCAAGCCATAAGACTGATCGAGCAATTCCTCGCCCTCAGTTGGATCTCTTAAACTGTCAAAAAATCGCGCCATTTTAGAAGCCTATGTTGAATCCGCTACTGCTGCCGGATGAGGTGCTGTTAGCCCTAGATAGGTTGTTGGGTGAACCAATAATTTGGTTATACCATGCCGTTGCGTTATACGGAGCCATTCCTTGCTGAAACTGATTCTGTAACAATTGCTGGTCGTATGCTCTTTGCATAGTTCCGGCACCCATCATTTGACCGACACCAGTGTTATACATATTCTGGCCCTGCATCATCGTGCCGACACCTTGCTGCCCGATGTTCTGCAGCATATTCGCGCCAAATCGTTGTTGCCCTTGGGCCTGGTTGTACATATTTTGGCCTATACCCGCACCAAACTGTCTGCCCGCCTCTTGCTGCTGGGCATTAAATATATTTGCTTGCTGCTGCCTATTCAGATTGTTTTCAAAAGCGTTATACCCTTGCCCCAAAAACTGATTTTGTGCTGCTTGGTTTGCCATGCCGGTTTGTTGCCGGAAGCCCGCATTTTGAGAAGCTCGGTTTGCCTCAACACCAACTCCCTGAGAGGTCATAGCGTTGGCCGCAGACTGATCAGCTAAATTAGCTCCCTGGTCCAAGGAGGCTTGCTGAGAAGCCTGATTACCCGCAATCCCAAGCCCCTGGGAAGTTAATTGGTTTTGAGCACTTGCATCAAACTGACCACCCTGCTGCCGCAATTGAGCGTTCTGGCTTGCTCTGTCGGCTTCAATTTGCATTCCGCGGTCCAGTGCTTGCCCTCGAAGCCTCGAACTGATATCACCAATTCTTTCGGCTGCTCGTTGACCCGCACCAAAGTCCAACATTTGTTTTCTAGACGATCCAGCATTACCGGTTGCTGCAGCCTGGGCATCGATCCCTGTGAGCTCATTCTCTCTGAGGTTTCGGGTTATGTCTCTCGATGCCGCATCAATTTGGCCTTCTAGAACGGGATTGTTCAAATAGTTGTTTACTGCCTCTCGGCTCATACCTTGGTTTTGAGCACTACCAGCCTGGGCCGCAAGTTGCCCGCTATCTTGAGCGATACCAAAATCAGGACCGCCAACATTCGTTCTGTCAGTGCTCTGAGCTAAATCCCCTATTCGTTGTGCCTCGCCAGTGTTCATGCCGTAATTCCTGGCAGCCGAGGAGGTCCGAGCATTGTCAGCCATTCGGTTCGCCATGCGATCATCAGCAGTTTGTCGGTTGTTGTACCAATTTGTGTTTTTGCGTCCAAACCCAAAACCGCGATTATTTGCAGCGTTCTGCCGGCCTCGTCCTAAGTTTTGAGGCATGGCCTGGCTATACATCCCGCCAGGATTGATACCACCCCCGGGATAGCCGCCATTCATTGGCCGTGGCCGAAACTGAGGTGCGTTGTCAATTGGACGCTGCGCTGCGTTTACCGTTGGTACTCCAGAGGAGTAGGCATTACCCGCTCCAAATGCTGTGCCAATACCCTGGTTAGGGTTAGCGTTTAACTGGCTCGAGGCATAGTCCATTGCCTGGCCGGTGCCAGCGAGTTGTTCAGCACCTACACCCATTATGCCGGTGCCCGCTTGGGCTTGTTGCATACCGCCTAAATTTTGCTGACGCATAGCGTTCAACAAAGCTGGGTTCAGCCCTGCAACGCCCTCAACGGGAAAGCCACCATAAAAGGTGCCCTGGGCGTTTTCCCTAACATCTTGTAAGTAAGGAGCCTGGCTCGGATCAACATAAGTTTGTGCCGACGATGATGAGCTTGACTTTGATTTTTTGCTTCCAAATCCAAACATGGTAAATACCTACTTAATAAATAAACCCATAAACGAAATTTCTCCTGTCGTAACAGAGTTTCCGTTTATGTCCTGTGAATCGTTTGTCCCATCTAAATATAAGGGGCCGCTGTTTGATTTCATAAACACAACGCCCATGCGAGTGCTAGGAGTTGAGTTTGTTAAAAGATTGCCTGTCGTTGGGTCCATCCATTGAATTCTCGCAATCGCGTTTTCGGCAGCGTTGTTCAAAACCGGCAAGTACGGATTGGTAATATAATTTCCGTCAGAGTATGGATCTGCAGAAATTGCTGACCCTCGACAATAGTCATGCGTAAAATTTAAAAGGCCGTTTGAATAGGACGAAAAAGTCGGATTAATTTGACTTCCGGCCTGGGAGATCATCGCCCACTGCGTGCCGACCCATCGTATCTGTGCACCACCAGAAAAATTACAATTTGCCTTAATGGTCGCTGAACTGCCAGTTGCCTGGGCACCTACATTAATCCCAAATGTACTCGCAAAATCGTCATCTGCTGAGACAACAAAGCTTAAACATTTGCTATAGGTCTGATCGAAATTGAGTGTGATCGCTGTGTTTGAAGCTGTTGCCTGGGTGCCTGTCACCCCAACCGTTTGACTGTCAGAATCGTTTTGATAATCCCATTTTGTTTTATCAGTGGCGTTTTGCTTTATCGACCCAGCAACAACCCGTATATCCTCTGCTGACAAAGACTCGATGTGTGGGGTGCCTTTTGCAATGTCAGAGGCGGTTGGTGTGGTGTCATTCACTGCAAGCTGCACACGGACGAGCTCATTCGACACCCACTGCTTAAGAGATGTGACATTGTTAGCTGTTGTGGGGCTAAAGTTATATTTCATCGACCTGAAACCTCTGCCACATCAATATCCAGGCCCGTTAAACGCCAATAATCACTCGCGCTGTTGCTTGCAATTCTGAGAGCAAAATATCGACCACTAGCTCTCACATCAATTTTATGATCTTGCTCAATTTGATAGACAACCGGAGGCTGCCAGGAGATGCCATCCTGGGGGCCCATGCTCGTGCCCACCGCAATATCGACCGTTCCGGTGCCTTGCATCTGTGGCAAAATACCTTTGATCTGTTTGATGTTATTTGTCGCCGTCCCGAGCACCTGGTCCAGGTCAATTTTAGTCGCCTCCAGGTAAGCGTTTAGGGGCGACCCGTCTGCGCTATGCGTGTTTAACAGTTGATAGACTTTGTTGTTTGCGGGCGATACCGCATACACTCCCATACCTTTTGATGTAGTGTTTAAGGAGGCGTTTGACCAATACTCATTTGTGTCATCCCAGCTTTGGCTGTTGTTGTCCCAGGCTCCCGACGTATCAAGCACATCGGACGTTCCAATAGCTCGAACATTAGGAAGGTCCAGAAAGGTAAAAGCGTCCTGGGTCCAGTTGTAAATAAGTGCTTTATTTGCGTTTTGAACACTAGCCGCATCCTCGTCGGCATAGGTTATCCAGACCTCGCTTCTGTCATAGATCGCCGTGCAAGTGACAGATCGGGTATCTTGCACCGCGTTATAGAAAGTACGTCGTACTCGATTATCGACAATGCTTCTTTTCGAGTTCCCATCATGGATGTAAATGTCATTGTTGCCGACAACCAGGTGTTGGTTAAAAAATGTTGCCACAGCCCCACGATTAATAATTCCATCGTCTGTGAACACTTCTCTGAAGGAAAAGACCAGCGGAGATCCAATATAATCCATCGCAAACACGCCTCTCTGGGCGTAAATCATGTTAGCGTTGTTCAATGGTAACTGATCAATCAAATTGCCATAGCGGCCTGTGAGGACGTTCTCACCTGCCAAATTGGTTGTCGAGGCGATGTTGTAATCACTTGGGACCGTTGTCGGGTTGTATGTGTCCGACCAACGGACGGTGTAAGGATATTTTGCGCCAGAGGTTTCATATCCGGTCATTACTAGAAACGCATTATAGGGCTTGATGCAGCCGGTGATGACATTTGCCGGCCAGGACGGAAGATCCGCAAACCGAGTGCCGTTAGGCTGCATATACTGGGGCGTTCCAACGCCGTTATTCATTAGCAAAGCTGACCCCAAGAATGCAGACTGCCACCGCTCACTATTTCCATAATTTGTTGCGTCACTGGTTTTTGTGACATTACTTATCGACGCTCCGTTGTAACGATATATTTTATTTAAGGCACCGACGATCAAGGTGTTGTTGCCTGGATAACGCCACCCAACCAAATGAGTCGGTGCCGTGGCAACTGTGGTGCTTGAAGAATGACCGAAGCTTTTACCAATACGTCCTTCGTGAAACTGCACGTTTTGGCCGATCGGAAACTGTGTAAGCTCCAAATCATAGGGATCCTGGTCAGTAACAATACCTTTCGATCCGATCTGCCTTAAGGGAATAAAAGCCATAAACTAAGTACCAATCGCAAAGTAGCGTGCGGTTATATTTCGAGTATGATTTGTGAGATAGAAAGTTGTCGCCGTGGGTGCTGTCGATCCCAAGCCGTTGAAGTTTGAGTCATTTGCCCAAATCCCATGATTTACAAAAACTTGCCAACAGGCTGTGTTGAACGGGTAGTGAAAACTATACGCCGTATTGCTAGTATTATCGGGGCTATAAACACTTCCCCAAACAATTTGAATCTCGACACCGTTAGCAGAAAATCTCACTTTCCCATTCGCACCGGCGTACAAGCTTATTATTCTTAAATAAGCCAAACCCTGGTGGCCGTCTAACTTATCTGCGTCGATGTTACTGCCCGACCCAGTAATCGTGGCTAACGCCTGGGCAATTGCCGTACCAGTGAAATCACTGCCATCAAATTTGTCGTCTAGGGCAGTTTGAAGCCCATCGATGTTACTAATGATGTGGTTATGTGAATCGTCAGTGATGTTTGTTGAAAGCGATATGTTACTGGAGCCATCAAAACTAGCGGTACCCGTAACATCCCCCGTTAGAGCAATATTTCGAGCCGTTGCAAGCTTGGTTGCACTTCCAGCGTTGTCGGATGCACCAAGCTTTGCGTTCAACGCAGATTGCAGCCCTGTCACATTAGCAATGGTGTGGTTGTGTGAATTACTAGCCACTGTTGTGATAATTGAATGGTTCGCTGACCCATCTATGCTTGCTGAACCCGTGACACCGCCGGTCAGGGAAATGGTTCGAGCCGTGGTCCACTTTCCGGCTGATTGCACAGCCGAGCCGCTCACGGCTCCTTCGATTCTGGTTAATTCACTTTGCAAGCCATCAATATTTGAAATGATGTGATTGTGACTATCATCAGCCACTTGAACAGCGATTGTCGCATTCGCTGAACCATCAAAACTAGCACTTCCAGTTGCATCGCCCGACAATGCAATGGTCCGAGCCGTTGTTAATTTATTTGCCTGGGTCGCCGTTCCGGCTGTGGTCGCAGAACCGGCAGAGGTGCTTCCCCCTGTGACAGTCCCTGACACGTTCCCAACCACGTTCCCGTAAAACGTGTTCGCTCTGACACCTCCCGATGAATCGCGTTTTAAAAGCGTGTTAGCGGTTGCCTGATCGGTCGCACCCTGGGTCAACGCCACAGCCGTGTTTAACTCTGTGTGCGTTCCTGTGATCGCACCAGCGACGTTGGGCAAGGTAGCCAGCAATGTGCTTTTGACTAGCCGGATATGATTATCGCCATCGCCTACGTTATCGCTCGATGTAGGGTTAGTAGCCACCAGGCCATCAATGTATGTTGTGCTTTCGAGAGCCATTTATTTATTCCTCATAGACATTACTTTATCCACGCCCTTTAGACCAAAGCTGCTTAACACTCCAGCGTACAACAAATACTGAAACCAATCCGGCAGCATTCCCAGTGCGTGCATGGCGTGCTCGACTCGATCGAGTAGCTCCGGTTGATTAAACGCAACCGCATAAATGACAGCCCATACGGGCGTAGTTAAAACGATAATTAAATATTCGTCTTTCCACGACGAGCTCATCCCGTCGGCAGCCTTTGCCTCCCACTGGGCTTTATACCCTTCAACGTCAGATTGAATCTTAAGCTCGGTTAGTCGAGCTTCATGTTTGGCAGCGTCGATTTGGGTTTTGCGCTCTATGTAAGTCTTCGCAACACCTGTTACCCCATTTAATAGTAAGCCAATGGGATTCATCAGTATGACCACACCACAGGGGTGCCCTCTCGCGTGTCCAAATGAATAAATCGTTTGTGAACGCCTATGCCGTTAAAACCAAAAGCCATTGCGTTTTTTACAATGGAATATTTTTGATCTCCGCTGGGAGCCGCGATGTCTGCAGCAATTCCGCTGGCGTGTTTACCAGGGCCATTTGGCTTTGAAGCTTCGATTGAATGATTGGGCGATCGGTATCCTGATGTGATGACAAAAGGGAAGCCACACGCTCCCCTTAAATCGTCCAACCTATAAATCAAATCAACCTCTATTTCATTTTCGCCGGTTTCCTGGCATTTGAAATCATCAATTGAAAAATATTGAAAATCAGCACTCATCAAAATCCTCAAAAACTTTTTTTAACGTCTTCAGTTCGTTTTCTCTTGTGAACTGAGATGAATAAATCTTATGCGTTATCCCTTTAATTTCTGTCAGTGTTCGAAAAATGCATAGTCGTTTGTCTAACGCACAGAAAACAAAAAAATCAGCATCAATGGCTAAATACTCTTTGGTCTTATTTCTTCCTCGCCGCACGCCAAAGTTGTACCGTTTATCGGGTTGCGCTTTGTCGGCCGACTTCACCTGGCATTTCAAAACAATGCCAGAGTCAAGAGCGATGATTAGATCAGGACCATCCTGGCTATGCGGTGGACTAATAGATGCTATCGACTTGACAAGTCGTTGTAGCACTGATGCGGCCAATAGTTCGCCGCTAGAACCAATTTTAAAATTGATAACACTCGGCCCGTTATCACTTCGTTGATTCGCGCATCATGGTGAGAATTAACGCTGTGTCTGCCTTAATATCTGTCACTTGACCTTCGATGTTCGTCACTTTCATTTCTAGCTTCGCCTGAGTTAACTGAAGATCCTTTACATCGTTTTCGACTACCTCAATGCTTTCCGTGTTGTCTTCGATTTCTTCGGCATTCTGCTCAGTAGACGAGGTCACATTGCTATAGCTGAAGATGCCGGCAACAACCAGCGTAACTACCGGCAGAGCATTTACGAGTGTTTTAACATCTACTTGCATTTGCTTTACCTCTTGTCAGGCTACATTATCGGTCGCTTTTCGATATCAGGAAAGCCACCCTTTGCAGCCTTGGGCCAATCGCGCAGCGCAATCCGATAGGTTTTCCATTTTTCGTGGTCGGGGTGATCAGCCAGGTGCGCTGGATGTGAATCCGAATCGCCCAGCATTTGATCACGAAGTTGTCGAGCCTCTTCTTCAGCCGTTGGCGGCGCAGAATACACTGTTTTAAGGATGTGATTACCTCGACGAGTCGTTATTACATCACCCGCCTTGTGATCGACACCACCGTCTTTTTTAAAATCTCGATCTTCTTCCGCAGCCGTCGCGTTAAAAATAATTTCACCGTAAGACATTTTTTTCTCCTAATCTATTTCGATTATGTCCATTACACTGTAGAAGGAGCTACCACTGCTATGCCATCTGCCCCGCCAAACTAAACTCTCTTCAAATGGCAAATAGTTGTTGTACAATGCTTCTGGAATTCGGCTTGGGTAGTTATAACCCCAAATTTGGGCAATGCTGCCGCCCGCACTGTTAGAAGTGCTATTATCACGAGCGTGTTGCCAAACAACCTCGCCATCGATGACAAGCTGAAGGTTAATGTGATACCCGCTGGAGGCGTTAACTGCGTGGCTAAAGACCGGACCTCTAACCATCGCCCCTTTGCCTGTGATGTTGAACATTTCAACCCAGACTGCATTATTTCCAATCGAGCCGCTGAATCTGTGTGTTCTCTCCTGACTATTACCCGAGTACCAATTGCTACCCGAGTTGTTGAACCAGTTTGTGCCTACAGTGGTTCGTCCCATCTGAAGCCCAGTCTCCGCACCATAGGCGGAATCATGGAAGCGTTTGAATTTGCCTGTAAAGCGGTTTTTTGTTTCTTCTGCATTGAGAGCACTACCCGCAACTTTTAAGGCGTAATATTCGCCATTTTTGCTTGCGAAGGCGTTTGCTGGCAGCACGACCGAGCTCGCTGCTCCTGGGAATAGACCCACTTGCAGCCCATTACCTCCGGCAGTTTGAGCGTTTAAGGCTACACCGACAGCTTTTTCAGTTTGCAGAGAGTGGGTAAAAAAGCCTAAGTCAAAGGTGTCATAAGTGATTGGACCATAGACACTGGCGTTTGAATCTAAAATAACTTTATTCGCACCAATGGCCATGCTTGTACCGTGAACGCCCTTCGTACCCCCAAGACCTAAAATGCTTGTGTTTTGACCGCTAATCTCACCGGTGTTTGCATTAAATTTCACAAACCATTGGTCGTCACTGACACTTGTTGCCCCTGCTACGCCTCTGTTGAAATAGATTTCCGTAGCACTTTTAGCTATGCAATTAACATGGCTTTGCCAGTTAGATGCATTGTTTCCGCTTGTAAAAGCAACATTAGTGCCCGTGGCTCCACCTGTTTTGGGCGAACTAACGCTAACAATACTGCCACTTTCAGAAATATAAGGCGATGCGTTAAAGTCACAAGCGTAGCGTTGCATTTCCATTGTAGTGCCATCGCCAACCACCAGGGCGAACTTGACGTTGGTGCCTTGGGAACAAGGAACAATGTGTGAGTATTTGGCATCACCGGCTGTCGTAAAATTGGACACGGGTGTAGCCGCATTTTGACTTGTCACCGTTACCGCGCCGTTACTCGCAAGAACGACTTTGTAAACTTCAAAAGTGTCAACAGCCGCTTGCCGATGCATGATTAGCAACGCCTCGCCGTTGGCTGCGTCAGTCACGATCAATTTGTAAGTAGGCTCTTGATAATCTGCACTCGATGCGTGTGAATAGGTGAAAGCTGTATTAACACTCGCACCCCCCGGGGCAGATTTGTTGTAAGCCATTGTGTGGATTTGTAAACGAGGGGCACTCGCCGCACTTGTGCTGTTTTGCAATCCTGTGGCAGCCCACACCAGATAGTTGGTTGAGCTTCCCGTTGCACTCATAAAGGCAGCCCCGCCTCGGCCCATGTCCCAAGGGTTCATGTAATTACCTTCAAGCCCCGCGTTGGTTGAGCTCGTCACATTTAAAATAGTGCCGTTAGAGTTTTGCACCTTTAAAATAAACATGATTGTTCTGTAGTAACCTGGAGAATAGGTTTTATAGCCTAACAGCGCAGCCACATAGGTCACTGTGCCGTCGTTTTCGAGCTCAACATAATGAGCGTTTTGATAATAATAAAAAGAATTTGCATTTACAGCAGATGTTGCGTGCTGGGTTGCAGTTACATCAGTCACATTGACCATAGACAACGTATTATTTGTCGTTGAATAGGTCGCCCAAGTGATCGCATTGGTTTGGCTTGTCGGGTTTGGCGTAGCACCCCAGCCAAAGTCAAGGAAATAGCCGTTAGACATCATGCAGCCTGGCGTACCAGCAACAGTTACCTCGTTATTACCAGGGCGATATGACATGGCCGTGGCATAGGAACCTCTTGTGGTGTTATACGGTGCCGCGTTGTAATCAATAGAATAAAGAGGGCCCTTCATCGCGGAGCGGAGTTTGTTGGCAAACCCAACCCCGCCATCGGCTAACCGCAATCCATCACCCGCAGCAATGTCAGAAAGAGCCGTTTGACCCGTTATCGTCGCGTAAGAGTCGCCACTGCCACCAAAAAAATCGCTTAAATTACTCATTTAGTTTTTCCTCTCTAGTAAACTCGCCATCCGTGGGTGGCCCCGTGAAACATCGCTCGAATCACTGTGTTTCCTTTGTTAATTGTCAGGTCTTCATTAAGACCCATAATTTTATTTCCATTCCTGGCAAGAACAGTGTCCAAAAAGCTCCCTCCAATCGAAATGTACACTACGCTATTGCCCGCAGTCGGAGATGCCGGCAAGGTCACGGTCTTTCCGGCAGCGGTTACGTGCACAAATTCATCATCAACAATGGTTTTATCTATTGCCGTAACCGTCGCGCTTGGGTGTTTTGAATAAGTTGCTGCAGCCCCTGTCACAGCAGCGACCTGGGTGGTGCCCGCCGTGTTGACGTTGCCCACCTGGGTGGTGCCCGCCGTGTTAACTGCCGTTACCTGGGTGGTGCCCGCTGTGTTAACTGCAGCCACTTTTGTATCACCGGCAGCCGTAATTTCGGAAACCGAGGCTGGGACCGTCATCGCTTCGACGGCTTTACCCAGGTAGACCAGGTCTTTAGAGTCGCTGGCCGCAGCCGCAAGAGTTTGAGCTTTTGTGTCGATCGCCGTAATCAGCGTAGTAAAATTATAACTCATTAGACAATTCCTAAATTAAGTAGTGATTCATCTTCTAGGGCGGTAATTCGAGCCAATTCGTCTGCCGAGGCTCCTTCCAGGCTCACCCAAGAGTTTCCGTAGCCCTCGAATCGATCAAGTGTTTGGTTGTAGATTAAACGGCCTGTCGCACCAGTTGGGCGATTGCCTGTAGTTGTAACGGGTATTTTGAAAATGGTCGTAGTGTCGAGATTGTCAGCCGTTAAGGTGGCAACCGTTGTTCCAGAATTTAACGTAAGGCTTCCAGCCGGTCCCTGGTTGCCCTGTGGGCCAGTAGGTCCAGTAGCCCCGTTTGTTCCATCAGCACCACGTAAATCGCCTGTAGAAAAGCCTATCCCGTCGGCAGATGTGAACGTCACAACACCGGTCGAACTCGAATATGTGCCGCCGCTAAAGCCTGGTCCAGTTGACCCAGTTGATCCCGTGGTGCCCTGGGGCCCTTGCTGACCTGTCGGTCCCTGGGGGCCTGTTGCACCAGTGGAGCCTTGGGGGCCAGTGGCCCCGTTTGTTCCATTTTGCCCCGCAGGGCCCGTATTTCCTGTTGGTCCCGTATTACCAGGGACACCCTGGATGCCTTGAGGGCCTGTAGGGCCCTGGGGTGCAGTTACCCAGGCTGATCCGTTATAAAAGCGTAGGAGCTCAAGTGTGGTGTCGTAATAGAGTGATCCGGTCACTAGCCCTGTGGTTGGGGCCGTCGTAAGAATACCTTTCCAAGTAGAATTAAAAGCTGCAAGCGAATTTGCAGCCGCGGTCGCACTAGCCGCTGCGTTTGTCGCCTGGTTTGATGCCTCATTCGCTCGAGAATCTTCGAGCGTTTGAGCACTGATGCTGTTATAAAATCCTGTCATTAACTATACCCTGCCGCTATATAAGGTGTAGCACCGCCAAATTCAGCTTGCCTGGCGTGAGCCAAGGTTGCTGCTAGATGTTGCTGATAACCCATTTCCCAGCGACTTCCGTCGCTATCTAAAAACTTTGCCGCTTCAATTAAAGAGCCATAGAGATAGAGCTCTGGAACTGTTTGTAGTAGATCGTTTGTCGTTACTGTGGTGCTTAATGCTGGCACCTTATAGTAGTAAATAACTTTTAACCGATCCGAAGCCGTCATGGTGGGAATCGGGTGGAATACGACATCGCTTGCCTCCCTGGCAAAACTGGTCGGATTGCCGGAAGAAGTTGTTTGACTTCGTAGCATGGTCAAACTAATGCCACTCAGTGGCTTGCCATTCCAAAAAACTTCCTTAAATTCGATGAAGTCAGACGGTAATGTTGCGTGTCCTACGTCATCCGTCACTACAAAGGCAACTTTTTCGATGGTCGGAATTCTGATGTCATGCACCAGGCGATTCTCAGTCATTCGAATAAAGTCTGGGATGTAACTTGATAAATCAGCCCGATTTAACCAGTTCGCCACCCCAGCTTGCAGTTCCGCATAAGTAGATAAGCTCACAACCGACCGCCACCCGTTCTAAGGTAGGCATACTCTGGCGAATTTAGCTTCAATCGCATTCGCCTTCGATCTTCATCATTTGGAGCCATCACGTTAATGCCTTCTTTCATCCATTCCATCACTACCACACTTGGTATCCTGGCAACGTGTTGCATTTCGCCTTGCTTGGGCTGGTCGGCGTAAGCCGACCTGGCCCTTGCATTGCTCTCAAGAATCGGGGCAACGTCTTGTGTGTGCTGAAGAGTGACTTTATCGTCATGCTTACTGTGATGCAGCTTTACCTTCAGTTCATCACTCACTTTTTCTTGCCCTTATTCTTGCTTTTAGCTGCCTTTTTCGCGGCAGCTTTACCCGCTTTGGTGTAGGGATATTTTTTACCACCTACCCGAGGCATTAAGCAGTTAACGCCGCTACACAACCAGACGCTTTCTCTGATTCACAAACCAAGGTGAGCTCAGTCAACATTTGACGCTTCTCGCTGTCGCCTGTTTTCGCCAGGGTGATAGTCTGCATAGGTCGTAGAACCGCTCGACTCCAGTACTCAGTATCAAGACATAGCACCGTGTTAGCGTTTAAGAAACGATTGGGAACAACCGCTGCTTCGCCGCCAAATGGACTAACATAAACGTCTACAAAGTTGACGATTTTAGAGCCGGTGTCGAAGTTTCGATTTCTTCCAGAAGCAGCCGCAAAACCCGCAACAATCGTTGCATGGCTAGGGGTTACTTGGATCTGATTGACATTACCGCCTTCCTCAAAAGTAGACTGCAGCACCCCGAGCATCAAAGCTTCGGTAAAGGTTCGGTTACTGCCAGCCGTGGAAGTTGTAGCACTCGATATTTGATTTTGTGCTGACTTAAGCTGCCGTGCAGTAGTAGCGTTACCAGCCGTTCCAGCTTGCCCAGCCCCGACGAATGCGTGCTCTATGTCTCTGCGGTTTTCTCGGCCTTTAGCGGCGATCTGAAATTGTAATTCAGAAGCGCGACCATATTGCTCGGTGGCTTCCACGGTGCCGGATGCTTGAACAACCTTGCTAAAAATCTGCGTGTGGTTGGTCTTCATTGTAGTTTGCTCACCACTGGCTGTACCAGCGTCTGCCCCTTCCACCGCTGCGTTGGTTGCAACTGCCGCCAGGGAGAATTCTTGCCACTGGTGAAGTGTTTGAGTCGCCGTGCTAGTACCAATACTAGACGTAAAAGGCGTTTCCGTGGGGCTAATGGAATAGATAATATCCTCTACGTCCAATTTTGCTCCCACCTCATCGAAAGTCTTAAATGTACCTGAAATTGTAGCCATTCCTAAAAATCCTCATTATCTGTTCATCAAGTTCGAAAGAGCATCAACAGCGTCACTAATTTTCCCAGAGTCCTTAAGCTTGGCTCTGGATTTACGGTAGGCTTCACTTCTGCCCACCGCTGGGGGTGTCGCTTTTTTGCTCGACAAAGTTTTTTTGCCCTGCGATTTCACTTTTTTGTTAGTCACAGTGGCTGCTCGGTCATACAACATTGCTTTATGCAGAGCAGATATCACACGATGATCATCAATAAGGTTAAATTCTTCCTGGGAAACGCCCAGGCCGGACACAGCATATTTGCCGATATCGCGGTAGAGATCAGTACCCCAGTTTGGGATTGTGTGTCTTAGAACAGTCTTTGATTCCTCGGCTTTTGCCCTGGCATCTTGAAGGTCTTGTTCTTTCTGCTGCTTGGCCTGGCCTTCGAGCCAATCGTACATTTGTCTAGTTCGATCGTACTCGGCTTTCGCCTGGCTATATTGCTCTGGTGTATCAAGAGCCGCCTTTTCCCAATTCACGCCGTTAAATCGGCTTAAATCGGCTCCGGCTGCGTTAAGAAGGGCGTTGAGTGTTGATTCGTAAGTTTTTTTCCTGTCGGCATTTGACTTACGTTCTTCGGCAATCGCTTGCGTCTTCTTTGTGTAGTCACTCTGCCGCAAGTAACCTAGTTTTGCCTCTTCCAGAGAAACGGATTCTCCGTCAATCTGCAAAAGTCCTTCGGTTAAAAATTCCGATTCAGATTCCTCGGTTTGTTCTTCTTCTGAAGAGTCCTCGGTTTGTTCGTCTTCGGTCTGCAGTTCAGTTGTGACTTCTTCGTCGATGATTTCCTCAGAAACCATCTCTTGCTCGACTTCTTGGTTTGGATTTTCGGTTTGTTCCTCTGGCGAGGAGTCCGGTTGGACCAACGCATTAAGTTTAGCTACTGCGTCTTGAATTGAGTCTCCGGTTGGAGCTTGCTCGGATTCAGACATTTATACACCTCCATGTTACTACGAGTCTGGTTGAGATTGCAACTCTCGGTTGAAATCTGAAATACGGTTAGCAAATTGCTGCACAAATAGCTGCCCCGATTTGAACATCATATAAAGCCTTTCGCGCTCTTCCTTGGCCTCCGGCGGTGTTTGCAAAATCTGATTCATAATGTCAGCGTTCATCGATTCAAACGCTTTATTGAAAATCGGATCCTCGAGCATTCGTTGATTTTGCTCGGCCTCACCCTTCAAATCGACTATGTCATCACTCATTGGCTATTTCCTTTTTTTTGAAAGTTCTTCCTTTTGGTGGCAGCGGCATTGTGGTGTCCTTATCCAGCTTGCCATCCTTCCAGGCTCGATATTCCTCAAAGACCGCTTTTGTCGATCTCTTTTGTTTTTTTCGCGCCTTGACGTTTTTAATGTAGTCTTCAAATTGGCTCATAGTTATCCTACTGTTATCCTACTGACACGTTTCTGTTTTGCGTTTTTTCGAGCTCGAGCTCTTTTTCACTCATTTCCATATCGTGATTTGTCTTCTCGGTATCAAGCAATAGTCTTGAATCTTTTTCTTCTTGCTCAAACTCCATCTCGGTGGTTTCAAGAATCATCTTGTTTTGCTCTTTAACAACATCAAGTTCTAGCTGACCCTCGAGGACCGCTACCTGGCGGGCAGTCATACCGGCCTGGAATTTCTCCATCTCAGCTTGCTTTTGGCTCATTTCAGCTTGCTGCTGCTGGGCCATTTGGGCTTGCTGCTGGGCTTCGGGGCTTGCAGGGTCGAAGAGATAATTGGAGTGCTCCTTAATGCCTAATAGCTCAAACGCCCTAGACAAAAGCGCATGACGCTGCTGTGGACCGTAAATGCCGCCGGCCGATGGGTCGTTAGGGTTCATAGTAAATTGTTGATCTAAGGTTAAGAGCCTTTGAGCTTCGGCCGTTTGCTCTTCTGGCGTTAGTGCAACGGCCACTTTCATTTCGGTTCGATGCATCATTTTCTTGGGATCGATCGGCGTAAATTGACCATCGAGCTCGAGCACCTTTTCTTCGTTTTCATATTGCAAAGCAATTCTATAAAGATC